TGAAATTGAATATACACCATTAATAAATGAATTGTCTACAGGAACCCAAAATTACTTTAAAACGATTGTTGATCAAACTAAAACAATAGTAAATTTAACTAACTCAGGAATTTTATCTTTAGTAAGTTTAGATAGAAGTTTTAGTGAAGGGCAATTAGATGTATATGGAACACCGGTAGGTGCCGAATTATATGGTAAATCTAATTCAATAGAAGAAAGAGTTGAAAAATTAGTTGATAAGGCGGTTGATGATGTGGCAACAGGTAATAACCCTATAACACTTGAATATACAACATTCAAGATACTCTATGATGCCACAGACGCGTCATTAAGAAATTTGTCTAGAAAATTGGAAGAAGAAATAAGTAAGATGAAAACCGAACTTAATGATTTAGTTATTGTACCATTAAACACAATGACAACATACCAAGAAACTTACAATTATACATTAAGAAAGTCGGATGTTGTTTGTAATTCACTTGATGGTATTAAATTGGGTACAGGTAATTATAAAGTTTATACTTTGACTGCGGATACAAATGGTACAATAACAAAAATTACAACCGCTTTTAAAACTACTGTTGGTGATAAAATAACTGATTTTTCTAAAAAGTTTCTTAAGGATAACGTTATCACTGGTAACTATAACACATCAACACTAAATTTTGACCCAGTATTAACAATATTCCCAACAGAAGAGTTGAGAAGATTTTATTTGGTTATGTCCCCAATTTTCCTTGATGATAATAAATTTAATACGTTTGTTGATTCTTTAACCGGTGTTGACAAAGTTAAAGATAAACAATCATTAGTAGATGCAATAAGAAGATATTGTGAGACATTAAAAAGAAGTTTTAAAACAGAACACGACGCTGAAATCAAACAATTGGAAGATGCAACCAAAAGTGAAGACTATATAACTAATTACGAAAAATTTACAATTGAACAATTTGATAGTAAGATTCAGTATACAACGGACAATGTTGGTGACAACATACAAAAGAAAAAGAAACTAGCGGATCTTTATAGTGATGTTAACGTAAACAATAAACAAAACACATTTAATGGTAAAGTTAAATTTAGTTAAAAATGGCTCTACAGTATTATAATAGATATAATCAATTTATTCAGAATGGAGTACAAACCGTTGTACCATATGTGAATTTACCACCAAAAAGTTCAGATAAATTATACATATATAAAGTAGGTATATCTAGATTGGATAAAGTGTCCCAACAATTTTATGGTACGCCATTTTTTGGATGGTTAATAATGTTAGCTAATCCTCAATATACAGGTTTTGAATTTAACATACCTGATGCTGCGGTATTGACAATTCCCTTTCCTTTGTTAGGTTCTTTACAAGATTATAAAGCGACATTAGAAAACCACTTCTTCTATTATGGTAGATAACGGAGAAAATATATTAGTAGAATTTGATTATCAAAACATAACAATCATTGACCCAAATAAAGTGATTGATGAAAATGGTATTGCAAGAGAAAGACTAATAAATCAAGAAGACCTTGTTTTTTATGCTAATTTGGAATGTGCCGTTTTACCAAGAACTAAATTGGCGTTAGGTGTTCCATTAAATGATACTGTAAGAACAATATCCGTAGGAAAAATTAATTTTTTAAATCCTGGTGGACATAAATTTTTAGAGGAAATATATGTTGACGAAATAACCGGAAAGGATAGTCTTATTGGTAAAGGAATTAATCAACCAAAGATAGAACAAGTTAAAGTTGATGAAAAAAGTGAAGATTATTTTTTAAGACAAAGTTTATTATCTAAGGGACAACCAGGTGCAACAGACACCGGAATGTTGGGTATAACTCAAATAAATATTGACTACGGTTTAGATTTCTTACCTGTTATACAAATAACAATGGAAGACATCAAAGGGAGAGCGTTGTTTGAGGGTGGTAGTGAATCACCATATGCCGCATTTTTCCAATTACCATACCCTTTATTTTATTTAACAATTAAAGGTTATTTGGGTAAAGCAGTTAGACTACCTTTAATGTTACAAAATTTTACCGCAAGTTTTGACCCTGGTAGTGGAAACTTTAGGGTTAATTTAAAGTTGTATGGATACAAATATACAATCCTATCACACATCAATTGGAGAGCAATGTGGTCGGCCCCACTTATGTACCAATCAAGTATAACAACTGTTAACCAAACAACAACACAAACCGGTCCTACTGAAAGTAATACAACACAGTCTTGGTCTAGTAAGGGATACTCAAAAATGAAAGAACTTTACGCTGAGTATAAATCCAAAGGGTTAATAGACGATAATTTTCCTGAAATAACCGTACAAGAATTACAAGTTAATCTTAATAAGTTTTTAACTAGTATTATTGACAAATATTCAAAAACAAATTTGGATGTTTTAAATGATTTAGAAAACTATAAAAAAGTTATAGATGAATACAGAGGTAATATTTTTACATATTCGGCGGTTGATGGTGGATGGGCGAGAAAATATTTAGATTTTGAGAATACATTTGTTACCATACCGACAGGATATGAAAAAGTTGGATACACAATATATCAGTTTAAACCTGAATACATTGAATCTCAAGCTCAACAAGCACCACTCACCGAACTTTCTGGTGATGTAAAATTATATAATAAAGGACTATTAGATAATAAAACATTAGGTTCTAATAAACCTGATGCAATACCCGTGGATATTGTTTTTGATATAAATAAAAAAGAACAAAGTACTTTTATAAGTAATAAAACAATTAATGATATTGACATCCAAAAAACATATGCTCAAAGAAACAATAATAAAACAATACCAAGTGGAGAAACAGAAAATTTTGAAAGGTTTATAACTCAACAGTTTAATAGTGGTCCTAAATTTTTCTTTGAGGGTAAGAATTCATTTAGTGAAAAAATTGATACTATTACTGAAAATTATATAACTAAAAAACAAAAGATTGAGGAAGGTTTAGCAAAAGAGTTAACAGAACAAATTTCTAAAAGTACCGAAGATGGTGGACTTGGATTTGCCCCAACAATTAGAAATGTGTTAGCGGTGTTTTTTGCTCAGGGTGAATCATTTTTGAGATTATTAGATGAAGTACACACCAAAGCTTGGGACTTAAGAGATGATGTATATAGAAAACAGGCAATATATTCAAACTCATCAACGGCAAATAGTGTTGATATAAAAGATGTTGGGGTTTTAGACAACCCAATTTATCCTTGGCCTCAAATTATTGTAGAAAACTCTTTGAATACCGATGGTGAAAAATACGAATTAATGTACCCTGGTAATCAATCTATTGCTACAAAAGTTAGAGCGTTCTCACCTGAAATATGGCCTGAAGTACAATTTGTTGAGGAATTTTTAAAGGCTTCTATTGAAAGAGAAACACCACCACAATTCCCAAAATCAACGCAAAATTTAGGAACAAAACCTAATAGGTTAAGTTTTAATGCGATTGAATTTCCAATAAGTAACGAAGTGTTCCAAAACACAGAAGAAGTTAAGTTTTTTTATGAAATTTATGAAAGGTTATTAATAAATTCATTGTATAGTAAATTGAGTAGAGACTCCAACTATAGTTATAATATGACGGAGTATTATTCGGAATCTGAAGGATTAAATATGATTAATGCTTTGGGTTCAGACAACCCATACTTATCAAAAAAATTAAAAGAATACGATTTAAATTCTGGGAATTACCTTGCGTTTTTACAACATATATCAAATGAGGGTAGTGGACAATCTTGGCAAAATTATATTAGAGGTGATTTTAACACCCCATATATACAAAACAATGTTAATGCACCATTTAGTATACTTAATCAAGATATTTTTGAAAACGATAAATCCAAACCTCTTTTATCATTAAATGATACGCAATACGCAGAAAGATATTTTGGTGAATCTGAAATCGTAGATAATTTTGATTTTACCGATTTATACCCAATTACTGATAAGGATTGGGTAAAAAAGTATATGGCGAACGCTAAAGACTTTAAGCAGATTGAGCAAGTTTTTAAAACAAATCAAGTACTTGATTATAATACAATAAATAAAATCATAACAAACTTTAGTAACGACGGAAAAGATAAACAACCTGTAACGTCATTTAATTATAAAAGTGGAAGTCTTAATTATAGTCAGATATTAAATTTGGTGGATTTAAAAACTTTTTATTTAACTAGATTATTAAAAACTCAGTATCCTACTGAAGGTAATGTTTCATATGTTAATTATGAAAATAAATTAGTTGCGGAACAAACAACCTCTATGTTGAATACTCCATATTTTATTAATGCTATCCAAAGGGGAGTATATGATTTTAGATATAATGCAAATAATGCATATCCTTACAAATATGCCTCTTATTTATTCTTAAATAGTTTACCTTTAGGTACATTGAGAGAAAAATACAAAAGTTATAATTTGGATGGAAGTGCTACCGATTTGAACTATATTTTGGCGACTATTAAAAAATATGGTGCGGTACATAGACTACCATATGCTTGGGTTCTAAAATACGGTTCTATATGGCATAGATATAAAACTTGGATTGATACAGGTGTTGATTTTCTTGATGAGGTATGGACTGATTTTAATTATTTAGATAATTTTGATCCTTTAACAAGTGCGAGTACAAAAAATTATCAATTACTTGTTAATGACTTACCATACAATATGATATTACAGGATAATATTGTGAATGGACCTCTTACAGAAACTTACATAAATACAGGATTCTACCCGAAACTTATTGACGACTTTAACGTGTTCTTTCAAGGGGTAAGAGTTTTTGATTCGGTTGCTCAAATTACTGGTAATTGTACGATTTCAGGTAATACATTAGAAGTTTTATCGGTATCAAGTAATGATTTATTTGTTGGTTTAACACTTAGTGGGAGTGGTATTAGTTTTGGTACTACGATAGTAAATCAGATAAATGGAACAATAGGTGGTGTTGGTACCTATACAATAAATTATCCTCAAACAGTAACGCAACCAACAAATTTCGTTGTCACCAATTACGTTATTGCGGGATACACAAGTTCATCCATACAAACAGCATTACAAACAGGGTTAAATTTAAAAAAATCAACAACATCAGTTATTTTAAAAACACCAGGTTTTGATAATGGAAATCCATCAAGATCACTACAAATCACACCTTGGAGTTGTTATGTGGACGCCACACAAGACGGGTATATTTACCCAATGCCATCCTTTGGTTCACAAATAAATCAAACATCAAATGAGTGTTTCAAAAGTAATGGGACGTTAGCAACAGAAGTTGTGGACAATCCATCAATGTATAATGGTTCCGTAAGATTATTTTGGAAGGCACCAAACTATGGGTATTTTGATAATAGTAGAGTTGAAAAACCAACACCAGACAAATACCTAAAACAAGTATTCAATGAGGAGTCACAACAACAAAGTTTTTCAATTAATGGGGATTCTACTAAATATAGTAGTATAAGTGAAATGTTTACGACATTTGACAAACAAATTCTTGATGTTTTAGAAAATGAATTTTTGAATTTTAGTAGATCGGTGTATGATTATGAATCTTTAGTGCCTGAAACAAACCCAACAGAACCTAATTCGTTTAAGGTTGAGAATAATTTTCAAGCGTTAATGAGACAACTTATGAAATTACCAAAACCAACAGGTTCTAGTAATGGTGATGTTGTGATAAACGATATACAAGAATCTCAAATAGATAATTTTTCACAATATTTGAGTCAGTTTATGGAATATAAAGTTACTATGAGACACGGTAACCCATCATTCTTTGATAGAAAGTTATTCTATTCATTCTCAACAAAGTTTATTGAAGATCCATACATATATCAGGGATATTTCCAAAATTCACCAAACAGTTTACCGACAGCGGGAGGTACTTTAACATTAAATCAATCTAAAACACAAAATCCTGAAACGTGGAAAACACTTGAAACTTATGTTGGTTTCTCAGAAATACCACAATTACAATATTCTGACAATGGTTCTTATATTACAGATTTCTTTGTTGATATGAATGTTGAATTTACAGAGAATACTATAAAAACATTTGCACCAATAATAAAAATATTTGCAACACAAAAATTAAAAAAACCTAATATAACGTCATCTGAATTTTATAGTTTAATGGATCAGTATATAGAAAATAATGATAAATACATTAACACATTATTGGATATTGAATTAACAAACATAAGAAAAAAAATTGGTAAGATTGATATTACACCAATTGATGGTTCAGTAAAGGCGTTAAGGGTTGAAAGTGAACAAACGAGATATGAAACTTGGGAATTGTTTAAGACAATAAATGATACTTGGATATCGGGGGCGGATTTAAAATCTAAAACTTTATTTGAAGATATATTACTTCTTGATAGGGCAAGTAGAGATGTTGGACAAAAAATATATGTTGATGTTTTTAAATTAAAAACCCTTATTGAAAGTGCAACATATGAAAATAGTTTGTTATCCATAATGAATACAGTTCTAACAGAAAACAATTTTGTTGGTTTCCCATTGCCGGCATATGCTAATTTTTACAATGTGAAGGACGTGAGTAAAAATCCGTCACCAAGACCTGAAGGGACTTTAGAGTTTGCAAATACTCTTTTTGGTACATTTTTAAATGTGGATTATAGAGAGACTGCACCAAAATATGTTTGTTTTTACGCTTGGAAACCAAGTGAACATTTAGCAATGAACGAAAATGTTGATTATCGTTATAGGGACGACGCATTTGATATGAGACGATCTTCAGACAATCCTCTATTGGATAATTTAGATGGTAAAACAGATTGGGATAAATCAAATAAAGTTGTTGGATTTAATGTTGATATTGGTCCTCAAAACCAACAAATCTTTAAACAATTAGATATATCGCAAGACCCAGGACAACCAACCGCTGAATCGTTAGAAGTGTTAAATCAAATGGCAAATTTGGATAGAAACCGAGCCGGATACTCACAAAGTGTGTCACTATATAATTTGTATAAAAATAGAAGTTATAAATGTTCTATAGATATGATGGGTAATGCACTTATCCAACCGTCAATGTATTTTAATTTAAGAAATGTCCCGATGTTTAGTGGGCCTTATATGATAACCAATGTTTCGCATAGAATTTCTGAAAACGGGTTTGATACAACTTTTGAAGGTCAAAGACAATCTTTTTATAGTATACCTAAAATTGAAAACTACATACAAACACTAACAACTAATATAATTAAAGACATACAACAAAAAATTAAAAAGGATGAAGAAACAAGGGCTCAAGAATCATTAACCGCTATTGAACAAATGAGTCAAAAAGTTGAGGAGGCACAATCAACAAATAATGCAGTTTTATCAACAAATCAAAATTGTTCATCTAATTTAGCGGAATTATATGTTAACTATACTGTTGATGAATCTGTGCAAAAAACAACATTAAATAAAAATACTGCGGCGATAGGAATAAGAACATTAGTTAGCGAAGCAGGATACACCGGAGATGATGCTGAACTTATTGGTGGTTTTATATATTCAGTAATGAGTGTAGTTTTATCCCCTATTGGTGTTTTTACAACGAATGGTAATAATTACTCATTAATTCCATTAACAAAACCATTTGGCGAAGGTTTATCTGGATTTATGACAACAAAATATTTTTGTTCGGCAACTCTAAATATACCAATCGCGACTTTTGATACCTTCACTAATTACGTGAAATTTATGATATCAAAATACGGAAGTCAAACAGAGGTGTTTAAGTCATATGGTGTTGGTTTAACAAGCTCACTTGCAAAAAACGCTAGATATGGTAAGATATACACAAAGTTCTTTATGAATGACTACCCAACAAAGAATGATGTTTTATATGATAAATTATTACCACAGGATAAAAAATTTATTGAAAAAAAGATGAAAGAATCTTTTGTGGAATATGTTGATCAATCTGGAATTGTACCATCACCATCGGAGGTAGTAGTTATTAAAGAACCTCTTAAGAAATTTATATCGTATAATCAAACAACAGGATTATTAAATTATGTACAGTTCTTCTTCTTAGACTCAGAATCTCTTTGGAAGATAGGTACTGCAAATCTAGTAAGCGGTAAAGGTTCAGGTACCTGTACACAAGTTACTAACGTTGATTTGAGTAACTATAAAATACAAGGAAATAAACAATTAGTTATGGAGGCTGCGGATATTCAAACAGTAGTAAATTGTACAACCCCAGGACAGTATGAATTGAAATTTGAAATAACATCAATACCTGTATTAAGTGACGGATCTATTGATACTGAAAGAACGGAACAAAAACAAAATTTTACAATTACATTTAGTTTGTAATTTTTATCAACTTGAATATATTTATAATAAAATAATATTATGAGCGTAAAAATGATTTTAGATAACTATCTTGGTAAAAATACAAGAGTGTCAGAAAAAGATGCGGGTAATGGGTTTAAAGAAGTATGTGATTTAGATACAGGTGACTGTTACACAATCAGAATGAAAGACGGACTTATTGAAAGAGTTGACAATACTGTCAATATGAATAGAAAAGTACAAGTAGAAACCAAAACAGGTATTAAACAACTTTTAAATGGGTAAATTATGAAAATTGATAAAAAAATAATTGAAGAAATAAAAAGATATAACTCAATTAACAATTATATTTTTGAACAAGACGCGGCAGGAGCATTACCCCCACCGCCAGAAGATCTGGCAGCAGGAGCGTTACCCCCACCTCCTGGAGATGCAGCAGGAGCGTTACCTCCACCTCCGGGAGATGCGGCAGGAGCACCCGCACCACCTGCACCACCTGCAGAAGGCGAAACTCCAGCACCTGTGGATGTTGCGACAGACCCCGATGTAGAAGAAGTTGGTAAAGATGAAGAAGACAAAGAAGAATTGGAGATTACTGATTTGGTAGATTCACAAAAAAATATAGAACAAAAACAAGAAGAATATTTTAATCAACTATTTGGACAATTGGAGAGTTTAGAATCTAAACTTAAAGAAATGGATGGATTGATTGATGCTGTTAATTCACTTGAACAAAAATTTGAAAAATATCGCCCAAAAACACCTGAAGAAAAATTAGAATTAAGAAGTTTAGATTCAGGACCGTTTAAACAAAAATTGTCTGATTTTTTTGAAGACAAAATGGAAGAGATGGAAAAATCGGGCAAGAATGAATATGTTTTAACGACTGATGAAGTGGAAGATTTTTCACCTAAAGAAATTAAAACAACTTTTGATACTTTTGATGACGAAGATATGATGCCTTAATTTTGAGAGGGACACCAATGTCCTTCTCAAAATTTTTGAATACATATTGACTGCGACACTTTTTTATTATATACTTTCTATTGTAAACTTTTAATAACACAAATATATGGCGACAAACAATGTTTTAGATGCGGTTTTGGCTCAGTACGAGCAATCAACCCAAAGTAGTTCATCCTCTACTTCAAAAATGTCACAAGACGAAAGGATGAAGAAATATTTTGCGGCAATTCTCAGAGATAACGAGAAACAAGCACAAAAAAGAATCAGAATTTTACCAACAACTGACGGAACATCCCCATTCAAAGAGGTATGGTTTCACGAAGTACAAGTAGACGGTAAATGGCAAAAGTTTTATGATCCAGGAAAAAATGACAATGAGCGTTCACCACTCAATGATGTGTATGACGAACTAATGTCAACTGGTAGAGATTCTGACAAAGAATTGGCAAAACAATACAAAGCACGTAAGTTTTATATTGTAAAAGTAATTGATCGTGATAACGAACAAGACGGGGTTAAGTTTTGGAGGTTCAAGCACAACTACAAACAAGAAGGTATCTTGGACAAAATTATTCCAATTTGGAAAGCGAAAGGTGATATAACCGATCCTGATAAAGGTAGAGACCTCATCCTTGAACTTACAAAGGCAAAAACACCTAAAGGAGCTTTCTACACCGTAATCCAAACAGTTATGTATGATGATCCAACACCAATTCACGAAGATGAGGATACTATGGCAACTTGGGTTGGAGACGAGTTAACTTGGGAAGATGTTTACTCAAAGAAACCTGTAGAATATCTTGAAGCGATTGCTCGTGGAGAAACTCCAAAATGGGATTCTGAAAAAGGTGGTTACGTTTATGGTAATAACGAAATTTCTGAAGTATCAATTGGTGGTTCTAAAAAACAAGAAACCAAGGTTGAAGACCCTCAAGTAAATGAGGAGGTAGATGAAGAATTACCTTTCTAAAAAAGGTTCCAAAATTCGGAGGTAGTGATTTACAAAGTCACTACCTTTTTTTATCTTTATTTAAAATAAAATCATTATGGCAATTAAGAAAAAAGAAATATCATTAGATACTATAAAAGGTAAATTCTCAACAAAAACAAAATACAAACCCGAAAGTTATTATAATTGTGGTGAGGCGTTTTTGGAGTCTTGTGGATTACCTGGACCTGTTATGGGTGGTATTAATATGTTTTTGGGACACTCAAATACATCAAAAACAACTGCAATGATTCTTGCCGCGGCAGATGCACAAAAGAAAGGACACTTACCTGTTTTTATTATAACTGAAAAGAAATGGTCATGGAGTCACGCAATTGAATTAGGGTTGGAAGCGGAACTGAACGAACACGGTGAATATGATGGTATGTTCATATTTAATGATTCTTTTGATGTTATAGAACAAGCAACAGATTTTATTAACGATATATTAGACGCACAAGAAAAAGGTGACATCCCTTATAATTTATTATTCCTTTGGGATAGTATTGGGAGTATTCCTTGTCAAATGACATTTGATGGAAAAGGTGGTGGTATGCACAACGCAAAAGTTTTAGCGGATAAAATTGGAATGGGAATCCATTCAAGAATATCTAAATCTAAAAAAGAAGAATATCCGTATTACAACACTTTAGTTGTATTAAATCAACCTTGGGTTCTATTACCCGATAATCCATTTGGACAACCTGAAATCAAAGCTAAGGGAGGTGAGGCATTATGGTTAGCATCCTCATTAGTGTTTTTGTTTGGTAACCAAAAGAAGGCGGGTATTAGTCATATAGATGCGGTTAAAAATGGTAGGAAGATATCATTTGCGATTAGAACAAAAATATCAATCCTGAAGAATCACGTAAATGGGTTAGGTTATAAAGACGGTAAGATTATTGCGGTTCCACAAGGTTATATTGCAGACACTAAAGAATCATTGGACAAATACAAAAAAGAATATTCAGATTATTGGGTTGAAAAATTGGGAGATGCTAATTATACGTTAGATGAAACCAAAGAAGAAGACGAGTAACAAATTGTAGAATCAATTAAGAAAAATTTAAATGACTAACACATTAGTTGTTGATGGTAATAACTTATTAAAAATAGGGTTTCACGGAGTTAAAGATTTTTTTAACAAAAATGAACACGTCGGGGGTATTTGGCATTTTCTAAATACCTTACGAAAATTTCTTGAAGAAACAAACTACAATAAGGTTGTCGTATTTTGGGATGGTGATGGTAATTCATCACAAAGAAAACTTATATACCCAAAATATAAGATGAACAGGAAATCACCATCCGATGAAGAACAAGTATATTCATTTGTAAAACAAAAAAATAGAGTTAAACAATATCTTGAAGAGATGTTTGTTAGACAAATTGAAGTTGAAAATTCGGAAGCGGATGACTTGATAGCATATTATTGTCAAATATCGGGAGATGAAATAAAAACAATATTTTCAAGTGACAAAGATTTAACACAATTAATATCAGAAAAAGTTAACATTTATTCACCAAAACAAAAAAAGTATTATAAAAATGGTGATAAAATTAAACTAAAGGTATTTGAAATTCCGCATTTTAATATTAAAACATTTAAAATTTTGGCTGGTGATACATCAGATAATATTGATGGGATATCATTATTAGGTGAAAAAACATTAGTTAAATTGTTTCCTGAAATACTTGAAAATGAAATTTCTTTTACGGATATTTTAACAAGAAGTAAGGAACTTATAGAAGAAAAAAGTAGTGTAGTTCTTAAAAATATTATTGAAGGTAAAACAAAAGAAGGAATATTAGGGGAAACATTCTTTTTAATTAACGAAAAATTAGTAGATTTGGGAACACCAATGATAAGTGATGAAGGAAAGGAATATGTTAAACTATATTATTCGGAAAGTTTAGATCCTGATGGTAGAGGATATAGGAATCTAATTAAAATGATGATGGAAGACGGGTTCTTCAAGTTTCTACCAAAAGGAGACGATGCGTGGGTAAATTTTTTGAAACCATTTTTAAAATTAACAAGAAAAGAAAAGTCAAATTACAAAAACAAAAAGTAAAATTATGAAAGAGCAAGATTTCACAAAAGTTGAATTCCTTTTAAAGTGTAACGAAAACATTATCGTTCAAAGGTTCTTTAATGTTAGAGGGTTCAATCCAAAATCTAGAACATCAACAAATCTGTATGAATATATTACAGATCTTTGTAACAAAATCCAAAGGGATTTAAAAATGAGAACCATTGTCTATATGATGGATAATCAATATGAAATTCAGGAAAATCCTGACATTCTAAACACATCAAATACCGATGGTGATGAGAATTTTAATCTCATAATTAAGATTGGAGATATGACAATTTGTCATAGAGTGTTTGATGCAAAATTGTACCCACCAAAGGTAAGATATACTGTGGATCTACGCCCACAACTAAAAGGTATACTATCTGAATTAACTGACATTTTTTCAGGTAAAAAATTTAATTTTGAATACGCTGGATTTAAACTGGCTTGATAGTATTTATCTTTACAAGAGAGAAAAAAAGTATGGCGACGAATAAAAATTTTGACTATTTAGGTAACAATTTTCAGATTCAATTATTGAATCAAATTATCGTGGACAAAGATTTTTCTCAATCAATTATTGATGTAATTTCTCCGAGTTATTTTGAAAATAAGTATTTTAAAATTATTATTCAGATGGTTAAGGAGTACTATAAAAAGTATAACCACACTCCTTCCTTTGACACGTTAGAGCAAGTTACAAAATCGGAATTACAACAAGAAATGGCATCCAAGATTGTTTTGGATATGATTAAGAAAATCAAGGATGCACCTATTGATGGGGGGGAATTTGTCCAAGAAAAGGCTCTTAAGTTTTGTAAACAAGAAGAGGTTATTAAAGTAATGAATAAGGCCCAAAAAATCGTTGACGGTGGTGAGTTTGAAAACTATGACACCATTGAAGAAATGTTTAGAGAGGCACTCCAAGTAGGAGAGAAAGACACAAGTATGTTGAATGTCTTTAGTAACTTGGATCAGGTATTGGATGATGATTTCAGACATCCTATCCCGATGGGAATCCCTGGTATTGATAGACTCCTTAAAGGAGGTTTGGCAAAAGGAGAAATAGGTGTTGTTTTGGCACCAACAGGGGTTGGAAAATCAACCCTTTTAACAAAGATATCAAACCACGCATTCAACTTGGGATACAATGTTCTACAAATCTTTTTTGAAGACAACCCGAAGATAATCCAAAGGAAACATTTTACACTTTGGACAAAGATTCACCCTGACGAATTGTCAGACAAAAAAGAACTTGTTATGAATAAGGTTAATGAAATCAAAACAACAATGCCAAATGAATTAATCCTTAAAAAATTACCATCCGATACGGTAACTATGAACCAAATTAAAAACCAAATCAGAAAAATGATTGCTGATGGAACAAAAATTGATATGGTGTTGTTAGATTACATCGATTGTGTCGTTCCAGATAAAAATTTGGGTGATGAATGGAAAAGTGAGGGTTCGGTAATGAGAGGATTTGAAGCAATGTGTCACGAATTAAACCTTGTAGGATGGACAGCAACACAAGGAAATAGAAATTCAATATCTGCCGAAGTTGTAACAACCGATCAAATGGGGGGTTCAATCAAGAAAGCACAAGTGGGACACGTTATTATCTCTGTTGCTAAAACATTACAACAAAAAGAAATGAAATTAGCAACAATCGCCATCACAAAATCAAGAATAGGAGATGATGGTATCGTATTTGAAAATTGTAAGTTTGATAATGGTATGTTAGAAATTGATACCGAAAGCTCAATGACATTCTTGGGTGTTGAAGAACAAAAAGAAGAAAGACAACGTCAAAGAGTTAAAGAACTTATGGAAAGAAGAAAGCAAAAAGAACAAAATAATAATTAATTCTAAAATTTAATAAAAATGGATATTTCACAAAAAATATTGAGTGATATTACGGTGTATATGAAATACGCTAAATTTATTCCCGAACTAAATAGAAGGGAAACTTGGGAAGAGTTGGTGACAAGAAACAAAGAAATGCACCAAAAGAAATACCCTCAAATCAAAAATGAAATTGAGGAAGTTTATAAGATGGTATATGATAAGAAAATTTTACCATCAATGAGGTCCTTACAATTTGGAGGTAAACCAATTGAGATTTCACCAAACAGAGTCTACAATTGTGCTTATCTACCAATCGATCATACAGACGCGTTTTCTGAAACAATGTTCCTATTATTGGGAGGTACTGGTGTAGGATTTTCAGTTCAAAAACACCACGTAGATAAACTACCTGAAATCAAAAAACCAAACCCTAACAGAACAAGAAGATATCTCATCGGAGATTCAATTGAAGGTTGGGCAGATGCAATTAAAGTATTGATAGAATCATATATGGGTTCCAAATCGTCAACACCTGTATTTGATTTCTCTGATATTCGTCATAAAGGTGCTCTTCTTGTAACATCAGGTGGAAAGGCACCAGGTCCTCAACCACTTAAAGATTGTATTCATAACATCACAAAAGTGTTGGAAAACAAAGAAGATGGTGAAAAATTAACACCAATTGAAGCTCACGACATTACTTGTCATATCGCGGATGCGGTTCTTGCTGGTGGTATTCGTAGAGCAGCACTTATTTCATTGTTCTCGGCTGATGATGATGAAATGATTTCTTGTAAGTCAGGAAATTGGTGGGAACAAAATCCACAAAGAGGTAGAGCAAACAATTCAGCGGTTCTTCTTCGTCACAAAGTAACACAAGAATACTTTATGGATTTGTGGAAAAGAATTGAATTGTCAGGAGCAGGTGAACCAGGGATTTATCTATCTAATGATAAAGATTGGGGAACAAACCCTTGTTGTGAAATCGGACTAAGACCTTATCAGTTCTGTAATCTTTGTGAGGTAAACGCATCAGATATTGTGTCACAAGAAGATTTTGAAACAAGAGTTAAAGGTGCTGCGTTTATTGGAACATTACAGGCGGGGTACACCGACTTCCATTATCTTCGTGATGTTTGGAAAAGAACAACTGAAAAAGATGCGCTTATTGGTGTTGGTATGACAGGTATTGGTTCGGGTGTTGTTTTAGGTTATGATATGAAGGAGGCAGCACAGGCGGTTAAAGAAGAAAACGAAAGAGTTGCTAATTTAATCGGAATTAACAAAGCCGCAAGAACAACAACAGTTAAACCATCAGGAACATCATCACTTGTATTGGGAACTTCATCAGGAATTCACGCTTGGCATAATGATTATTATTTAAGAAGAATTCGTGTTGGAAAGAATGAAGCAATTTATACTTATCTTGCAATCAATCACCCCGAACTTGTTGAAGATGAGTTCTTCCGTCCACACGATACCGCGGTAATTACAATACCACAAAAATCACCAGAAGGTTCAATCCTTCGTCACGAATCAGTATTCCAAATGTTGGAACGTGTTAAAAAAGTTTCACAAGAATGGATTCGTCCTGGACACAGAGGTGGACAAAATACACACAACGTTTCAGCTACAGTGTCAATTAAGGAAGATGAGTGGGAGCTAGTTGGTGACTGGATGTGGAAAAATCGTAAATTTTACAACGGATTGTCCGTATTACCCTACAACGGTGGAACTTACACACAAGCCCCTTTTGAAGACTGTACTCAAGAAGATTTTGAAAAACTTCTCTCAACACTAAAAGACGTTGATTTGACAAAAGTTATTGAGTTACAAGATAACACCGACCTTCGTGGTGAAGTGGCTTGTGCTGGTGGAGCTTGTGAAATTGTGTAATTATGAAAGTTACTTGGGGAAATAATATAACATTAACTTATCAAGTACTATTAGCATTTTACAATTTAAGAAAACAAAACGGGTAGTATGATACGTTCAGCATCAAATGATTGGGTTCAACAACTATATGTTCAGGAGACAACAAAAAAGTCTCCTGAGCCTGATTTTTATAAGGATGAAAACGGTAATATTGTTATGAGTGAATCTTACCATATTAAAAGAGGAAGTTGTTGTGGAAATAGATGTAAAAATTGTCCTTACGAACCTCTCTATCAAAAAGGTAATAAAACCTTTAAAAAATCACTACGAAAGTAGTGATTTTTTTTATTTATATAAAATATACCAATATTATATTTATTAGATATGGCAAACGGAGTAACATATGGTATAAATTTTCCATTTCTTGATTCATACGTTGGAAAATATTTAGATTGTTCTGATAGTACCGAAGAGGAAATAAGGACTAATTTAGTTCATTTACTTTTAAGTCGTAAAGGTACTAGATATTTTTTGCCTGATTTTGGTAGTAGATTATATGAATATATTTTTGAACCATTAGACGGTCCAACTTTTAGTCAAATTGAAGATGAAATTAGACAATCTGTTGAAACTTATTTACCTGGAATTACAATTACAAACATAAAAATAACTGACGCTTCTATGGATGAAGAAAGTAGGGGAACATATATTAACGGTGAAGGAAAAAGAGAATTTACTGTTAATAATATTTCACAACTTGAACATACCGCAAGGATTAGAATAGATTATAGAAATACTAATTCCGCATTTGATGCCAGTGACTTCGTAATTATTAATGTATAATAGATATGGCTAATAAAAAAATTTCATACACCACAAGAGATTTTCAAGGGATTAGAACCGAGTTAATCAATTTTACCAGAACTTATTACCCCGAATTAGTTCAGAATTTTAACGATGCGGGGGTTTTCTCTGTATTTTTGGATTTAAATGCTGCTGTAACAGACAATCTACACTTTAATATTGATAGAAGCATTCAAGAAACGGTATTACAATATGCACAACAAAAATCATCAATATATAATATCGCCAGAACCTATGGTTTAAAAATACCGGGACAAAGACCTTCTGTTGCGTTAGTTGATTTTGCAATTACCGTACCTGCGTTTGGAGATAGGGAAGACTTAAGGTATTGTGGTATATTGAGGAGAGGTTCACAAGTTAATGGTGCAGGACAACCGTTTGAAACTGTTTATGATATTGATTTTGCATCTGCGGTTAATGCCGAAGGTTCCCCAAATAGATTAAAAATACCAAATTTTGATGGTAGTGGTAGATTGTTAAATTACACTATTGTTAAGAGAGAAGTTGTGGTTAATGGATTTACAAAGGTGTTTAAAAGAACTATAACACCAAACGATGTTAAACCATTTTTTGAATTATTTTTACCTGAAAAAAATGTATTAGGAATAACAAGTGTTCTTTTAAAAGACGGTACACAGTATAGTAATGTTCCACCACCACAAGAATTTTTAGGTATTGAAAATAGATGGTATGAAGTTCCTGCTTTAGCGGAAAACAGAGTCTTTATTGAAGATCCAACAAAGGTTTCGGATCAACCTGGTATTAAGGTAGGTAAGTACATTACAACGGATAGTAAATTCATAAGTGAATACACACCTGAAGGTTATTTAAAGATGACATTTGGTGGTGGTAATGTTTCTGCCGATGAGCAATTAAGAGATTTTGCAAGAGACGGTTATACGTTAGATTTAAGTAAATACATCAATAATTTAGCGTTAGGGTCGGCATTAAAATCAAACTCAACATTATTTGTTCAGTATAGAGTTGGAGGTGGGCAAGCAACAAATTTGGGTATTAATATTATTAATCAAATTGGAACCGTTTCATTTTTTGTTAATGGTCCTTCAGAATCAATAAACACAACCG